GTCCGGCATAAATTGCGTCATACCCAGCGCACCCACCCGAGACACCGCTTGCGGGTTCCAGCCGCTTTCCTGATGGATCTGTGCGGCAAAAACGGCAACCGGCGCATCCAACCCCCACGCAGCATGGGCTGTACGCGTTAAACCGGCCCGATATTGGAGCGCGGCACGCGGCATTGCCTGAGCAGCTGCCGGAGTTGTAATACAGGCCGCCACAATGAGCACCCCTATTAAGAACCAACAGAAACACCCCAGCCGCCCTTTCAGCGTTCGTACTCGACGCCCTTGCATTTAAGCCCCCAACCCAATCGCCAGCATCGCCGCAGCCACAATAAGCGCCCGCCTCAGCATCGCGGCAGCAAACACGACATGGTAGCCAGCATTAACCCGGTAATCAGCGTCTTCTGGGTCGTCCAGATGCAGGTTATACCGATGCACTTGGGTGTGCGCCAAATAGCCATCAGGCCGCGCGTACGGAAACAACGCCCGATCCAACCAGTAGCCGATCACACCGGCCATAGACACCAGCGACAGCTTGTAAAGACTAACGCCCAGTTGCTGCGGATACAGCACGGCGACCACAATCAACAGCAACACACTGATGACCAACCAAAGGGACAGGCGCGGTAATTTCATAGTAAGCTCCAAACAGTTAAGTAAAACGCGAAGTTAGAGCTTACGCGTGCGCGCGAGGTTTAATTAGGCTGGAAACATTTCCAGAGAGGAGAAGAACAGATTGACAGAGTAGAGTGCGCAACAAATCAACCCTCCGGTGCCGCCATGACCAACGAAGAACTTAAAAAAATCGCTATCAAAATTGCCAAATGTCTTGCGTTAGCCTCATCAGACAACCCAGGGGAAGCCGAGGCAGCCAAGCGCCAAGCCGACGCACTGATGAAGAAATATAACGTAACTGCGGGTGACGTGGACGCTGCCCAAGTGCATGAGCAGCATTGCAAGGCGGGTAGCAAGCACCGTCCGCCGCGGCATCTCAGCCGCCTGGCTAATATTATCGCTACTGCATTTGGCTGTGACGCGGTAATGCAGTCAGGCGGCGGCTGGACAGATAGCAGTATGAAATTTTACGGGCTTGGCATTAAACCGGAGTTGGCGGCTTATACATTCGACGTGCTGCGTAGACAAATCACCAAAGATCGCGCAGCCTACAGCGCAACGCTCAGGCGTTATAAAAAACGAGAGAACAAAATCAGGATGTGCGACATCTTCTGCGACGCATGGAACTGGCGCATTAGTCAGCAAGTGCGGGAGTTTGCCGGTACCGAGCAAGATAAAGCCGCCATCGCTGCCTACAAAGAACAGCGCTGGGGCGATTCATTGAAGGAAGGCACCCGCAAAAGCCCGGAATTGAAAAAAGACAGCGACCATCAGGCGATTGTGGCTGGAACCTATGCAGCCAGGGATGTGTCGATTCATAAGCCGGTGCAAAGTAAGCGCGGTGCGCGACTGGGGCAGTCACAATGAATGTATTTTTCCTTATCCTTGGCCCCATCTTGGGCTACATCATTGGCTGGGGATGTGCCCATCATGTCATTGCCACAGAATGTAAAAAACTTGGAAAGTTTTATGTTGGCGAAGAGGTTTTCGAGTGCCGAAAGATTGAGGATAAGGGGCAATGAACCCATCATGACCGAGCTACTATGCATTGGTGTCGCCCTGGCATTTATAGAGAGGATAGCTATATTCATCTACATTGCATATTTATCCGATCTGCCCAGACCGAAAATCGGGATTTTATTCCGCTGGGGTAGTTTTTGGATTGGCGGCCATTGGTCATCGTACAACCGGCGGTTATGCGTCAATCTTATCCCTTGTGTCACGGTGTGGATCGCCCTGCCGGGCGGCAACGTGCCAAATAACGCACATGAAATTAGATGACAAAACAGATTTTAGAGCTCCATTGAGCGTCCCTCTAGAGGGACGCTGAGCAAAAATGTCGGGTTACGCTATCGCTAACCCGACCTACCGGCTTATGGCTCTGACACGGGGACAACTGCTGAGACCTTACCTTCCCGAATTTCAACTTTTGTAAATGGGCAATAGGGTACCGTGGCTTCGTTGCACGAGAACACCATGTCCTTTCCGATCGGATTGTCATTTACGTCATTGTGGAAGTAGTACATTGCCACATTTAGCTGATATGCTGCCTTAACCCCGCACTCACTTAAACCAGGCTCGATCTTTCTTGCCTCAATCATTTGCCATTCACGTTCCGTGAACGTGTTCCGCCGAATTAACTCGGCTTTGGCCTCTTGTGAGCGAGGCCAGCGAAATCCATAAACACTACAAAGGTTGTCTTCTTCTGCGGTAGAGAAGTCGGCGGTGTTTGCATCGAATGTTGATGTTGATGTCGCACATGCAGTCAATAACAGCATCACGATTAATAACAGATGAAACTTGGTTGTATTCATTTGGATGTCTTATATCTATCTGCAAATCGATTCACACGGCACACCATCATGGTCTCGATCCAGACGGCTTAGGCCGCAGTCGTTCAAGTAGTGCTGGGCTTCGGCACAAGAGCTCATTTCTCCGCACTTGGTTTTACTACCGCACGAATCCCCGCTGCTGGCTGTTTTATCATGGCTTGTCGGCTTGGCCTTTGCCGCTTTACCGCCGTGCCTAAACTCCCAGGGCGGTACCGGGCTCTCATCCGCCCACAATCCTGTCCTTGCTGACTTTGCCGTCGCTTCCAGATCAGCAATAGACTGATCAGTCAAATACTGACGATATGCCCAAGCCATCCCGCGCCGCACTTGTTCGGCATTCGCATCAACGCCATCACAACGTAACCGCCCCAACGTTCGCTTGTATTTATCGGTGCCGTGATCGTCAACAACTACCGTTTTTTTGAAGCAGATATCCGATAGCGACTGCTTTGACTGCGTACCAAACGCTTGCTTGGACTCAGGCGCATCAATCTCGGCCAAACGGATTTTAACCTGCGTCTTTTGAGCGTTTAAAACCGTCAGCGTATCGCCGTCAGATATGCCGACAACGGTACCGCTCCATTCGGCGGAAAAGGCGGTTAATGGTAGTAGGAGAACTAAGTGGACAAACTTTTTCATTTATGAGATTTCCTTATAAATAAATTGGACGGCGAAAAGAAGTTGCTAAATCTATGGGCTATTTTGAAAATGGATTTTTATTGCCTCTTTGCATGGTGACGGTTTTTTGCGTCACAGCCGGGCGCGGGTGCAAAACTATATGGCCGTTCTCATAGACGCCAACCATGTAGCCGTTGGTATCTTCAATTCCGTACCATCTTTCGCCATTATTCGAGAACTTGTCGGTAATCACTTCGTATTTTTTTGTTTCGCCTTCGGGCCAATTAGCGTCGCTCGGGCTGGCATGCCAAGCGGTCATGGTGCCATCTTCGCGAATTTCCCACTTGACCCACTCATATGGGAATGGGTCATTATTGAAATCAAGCGGCTCCGCGTACGTCCAAGTGCCTATCATTTGGCTCTTTGCTGATTCAATGCTGGTCGGGGTTTTGTGTTGAGCAAGGTATTTCTTACCCGTGTCAACCAAGGCCATTCCTGAAAAAAATAAAATGAAAAATATCGTGTACTGTTGCCATTTTGGTAGCCTCCCAATGGAGTTGGTATTTTCTTCGGTCATTCCGTATCTCCTGTTTGCATGGATTGATACACCACCGGCATCTCCGACCACTCGATACCGTTTGATGTCCTCAAAAAATCCAGACCAGCAAGGCCTTGCTTAGCCAACTCCTTAGTCGCCAAAACACGGCATTGGCGCAGGTATCCCAGCTCCATTGCATTGTGCGCCACGTTTTCGGCACGGATGCCAGTGATCACATAGGCCACATCAACTCCATACGTCGCGACTTTCGCCAGATAATTGGCTTTAGGTGGCGTTCTATTTTTCTCATAATCAATTTGTGTTTTCTTTGTTGTTCCCGCCGTCTCTGCCATAGAGGTTTGACTTAAGTTTAGTCGCTCCCGCTCTTCGCGTAGCCTGTCGCCAATAGTCACAAAATAATCTCCAAATATGTTGACAAGGTAACTATTTTGTTACCATAATGAACCACACTGAATCACACGAAAGGAGAATAGCACATGACAGCAGCAGTTGATAGAAACGCAGCGCTACACGCACTGCACCAACGTGGCACCAATTTGACAAAGTGGGCTAAGTCCGAAGGCTATGGTTACAGGAATGCATCCAATGTATTGCGCGGCACTAGCCGGGCGCACTTTGGTCAAGGTAAGGAGATAGCCGATAAGCTCAACAAAATCATAAAGGAGGAAGGAGAATGATCGACAAACAAAACACAACTAATCAAGTCATCGATCTGGGCACTGGTATTGGCAATGCACTGATTACTGATCTTGGCTATGAGGGCATTCGCGAACGCATAGTTAAAGGCACGTCCTATATCTCACCCTACAAACCTCGCCTCAAGGGGCGAGAGGAGATCGCGGGTATGGAGGTTCGTCATGACTAAAAAAATCAAAGAAGAAATAGATCTAGGCATTGGCAGTGCGCCGATTGCGCCTGCAGATGAGGCTCCTGTTATAAAAATCAGAGCCCTACAACCGGTAGCCGACGGGCTGGCTGGCGAGGCACTGATGCTGGCAACTGATGATGCCGCTAACGCACAAATGGCGGTCTGTCTCTCCGAGCTTGGCATTCTCGGCATGACTGCCGATGAATTATTTCAGTCGGGCATTGATGAGCTGAACCGTAGCGTGCTACATAGCTGCAGGGCGGGCATGGCCTTTTGGGCAGCGCAGGAAGCGCTAAAAAATACGGGCTCCGTCGCGGTGGGGTCGAGGGAAATTGATGATGTGCGCCGCATCGCACATGTGGGTTTTGAGGATTGGATTGCCCAGTCTGGTCTGGCAAGAGAGCGCGTTTACGAGGCAATCAAGCTAGCCAGATTCTTCAGTCGCTTATCTCAATCACAGCGCGGTCAACTGCTCAAGCTAGGCAAAAAGCCCGCTTTACTGCTGGCTGGACTGCCGCAAGAGGTCTTTGATCGGGGCACCGAAAAAGACCAGGACATGCTAGGTGTCGCCGAAACGATGACCTACGGCCAACTCCGCGAGCACCTGCGTTCCACCGAGCAGCGCAACAAGAGACTGGAGGGGGAAATAGAGCACCGAGATGCAGTGATCGCCAAGATGAAGCAGCGCAACCCGGTGTATCAGTTCAGCCCGCAAACCCACTTTGTCCGCGAGGAATGCTTGGTGTTTCAAGCCGAGAGTGAACTGGCTTTAAATAGCCTTTGGGCCTTGTTTGAAGAGACCGCAAACGAAGACGCGTCAACACCGGAATGGCGGATGCGCCTGGAGCAAGTCTGGGTAACGGCCCATGTCGTTACTGCCCGTGCCATGGACACACTGAACAAGATCAAGGACTACGCGCCGGTGAGCGACTTGCCGGAATCGGTGCTTGCCGATCATCGCCTGACTGATGCCGAGGCATCCGACTGGCTGCTTGAATATCAGCTGCTTGAGCGCAAGCACTTTGCGGCCAAGGCCGAGCGCGAGAAGAAGCGCCAGGACAATCAGCCCAAAGGCCCAGGCCGCCCTAAAAAAGAGGGTTAAACCATGCGCAAACAGAATGCCTTTGTTCAGCGGGTTGATCAAGCGACGCCCGCCGTCAGAACTACGGGGCAGGTGATTGCGCTACGTCAGCGCGATCCGTGGAGAGAGGCCAGCGAAAGCCAGCGTGAGGTAGCGACAGCCAGGCTGGATATAGTTGAAGCGGTGCTTGAGCTGGAGAAAACCGGCCTAAGCGCCAGCAAGTCCATTGAGCTTTTATTGGCCAAAGCCGAAGTGAGTTCGCTTAACCCATACCTGCAAGCGGCCCTTAAACGCGCCGCTAAAGCGGATCGGCTTGCCCCGGCGCGTAATGCCATTTTCGAGTGGCGCAAGATCAAAACGGTCGGCGGCGGCAGGGTCGAGCTGCTGGAGAATCACAAAGGCCGAGTTCTGAGTGAAATCCCGATTTGGTGGGGCCCTGCTCTGGAGTATTACAACCAGCCGGGGCAGCCAGAAATGTCGGTGGTCTATAGGCGACTGGTGGAAGTGGATAAATTTGCCTGCACCTATGATCAGGTTCGGGCGTATTTAACCAGCGTCCCCGCCATGCTCGGCCGTAATAGCCCGGCGCGAATCGGTAAGAACCTGTATCGGCTGACCAAGAAGCAATATATCCGCCGCTGCACCGATAACGCTTTGCCCGGCGATGTATACGTAGCCGATGGTTATCGGGCCGACGTGTATCTGGCTCACCCGGTGACCGGAAAAATATGGCGTCCCGAGCTGACTGTGGCTATCGATCTGAGATCTCGCGTGGTAGTGGGCTGGCGGGCCGATGAGCACGAAGGCACGGTGGCGGTGCAGAACATGTGGGCGGAATGCTTTGCCCGTTGGAACCACGTACCGCTGTTTATCTATGTCGATAACGGCTCGGGCTACAAGAACAAGCTGATGAGCGATGATCAGATCGGGTTCTACAAACGCGCCGGGGTGCAGGAGATCATCCATTCGTTACCCGGCAATCCGCACGGCAAGGGCTGGATCGAGCGCTTGTTTGTCGAGATAAAGCGGGATTTTTTAAAGCTGTGGCGGCCTCGGTTTTACTGCGGTCATGACATGGCGGCCGAGGTACTGCAGGAAACCGTGCGCGAAATTAAGGCTGGCAGACTGCAATTGCCGACTCAGGCCGAGTTTACCGAGGCGTTTAACGATTGGTTGCAGCGTTACGCCAGCCGTCCGCACCCTGAAAACAAAGGGGTTACCAAAGCCTCACTATGGGAGGGGCTGGTGCCGATACCGGCGAATATGGCAGAGATAGAACTCAAGCGCCAAGCGGTTGAATTGACGGTGAAGCGGGCAAGCATCGCCCACGGCAAGCGCAGTTACAAGAACGCCGATTTAGAAGCGTTTAATGGTGCCAGGGTGATCTTGGAGTATGACTTGATGGATGACAGTGTGGCCATCATTCGCACTCTGGATGGGCGCTGGATATGCGACGCTCATTTGATCAACGCGATTGACGCCATTGCACCCAACCGTATGGAAGAAAAGCGTCTCAACCGCGCCAGTGACGCCATTAAGCGCTTGGAACAGAAAATGATAGAGCAACAAGACCGCGCCGGTATGGTGATCGACGTCGATGCGATTGTTGTCGGCGCAGATGCGATGCTAAATACAGAGACCTCCAGCGTCTTGCCGGAACCTATTGAGATTGACCTTTTAACATTTAAGTAAGGATTAAACCATGTCTACAGAAACCTTGATTGCCCCAAGCCAACTATCAGTGCAACAACTGGAGGATTTATTACAAGCCAAACACAAAAAGACCGAGCAAGACCGTACTGCGTATAAAGACTTGGTCGGTACTACTGTGCCGCCTGCCGTGAAGCGATTGATGGATGTATCCGCAATGCTGGTTGAAGCCAAAAAGCAAACATTTGAATATTTTAAAAACATATTGGAAATGAAAGAATCTGTGTATAGCGCAGATAAGAAAAAGAAGAAGAGCCCGCAGCAAAGCCATACTTTCTCAACAGATAAATACAGCATCACTATCGGCTATCGCGTCAATGATGGCTGGGACGATACGGTTTCTGAAGGCGTTTATAAGGTCAATGCGTTTATCGAGTCCCTGGCCAAGGATGAGGACTCGTCAAGACTCGTTCAAACCATCTTTAAGCTGCTTAAAAAAGATCAGAAAGGCAATCTCAGGGCTGGTCGGGTATTGGAGCTTCAGCAGTTAGCCGAAAAATTCCACAATGCCGAGTTTACTGACGGTGTTAAGACGATCTTGGATGCCTTCCGGCCGGTAAGAACCTGCTGGTTTATCGAAGCATTTTTCATCAACGACAATCAAGAGAAAGTCGCTATTCCGCTGTCTATCTCATCGGTAGATTTTCCGGCTGGGTTTGAATTTGATTTTTTATCGGCTGAGGAGGAAGCATGAGACAACTAAAAAATGTCGTGTCGTACCCCGAGCATTATACGGCCAAAGATAGTCAGCTGATCGACGAGGTTAATGCGTGGCTGGGAGCTGACAAAAAACATACCCAAGCTGCCCTGGCGAGATTGGCGCGCGTATCGCCGAGCAGCTTAAACCAGATCATCAAAGGCACCTATGCAACCTCGCCCAGTCCGCTGTTGGTCAGCATCAGCAACGCCATGCGCCACGCAGAAGAATCGGAGTCGGATGTGCTGGCCCCGGTAGAAACCAGCGTGTTCAGGCTGGCAATGACCTGTTTCCAGATGGCTAGGCGCTACCGTAATTTTGCAGTGTTGTCGGCTTATGTCGGTACCGGTAAAACCTTTGCCGCCAAGCATTATCAGCGCACCACGCCTAACACCTATCTGATTGAGGCGACGCCGTTCATGACCACGCAAAGCTTGGTAAAGTTACTGGCACGGCTGGTCACGGGTGTAGATAGTAAGGGCAGCATAGACGACAAGTTCCGCGCCGTGATTGATGTGCTGGCTAATACTGACAGTTTGCTGATTGTCGATGAGGCGGAGACGCTAACCCCGCATGTACTGCACACGCTGCGCCGATTGCGCGACATGACCAATGTCGGCATCTGCTTGTGCGGCACCGAGTATTTGACGACTCTGATCAAGCCTGAGCACGGCCAGTTTGACCAGATCAGGAGCCGGGCCGGATTCTGGCCGGAAACGGTGCGAAAAATCAGCGCCGATGATGCTGCCGCATTGGTGCAGACAGCGTTCGGTGACGAAGAGGTGGCTGATGAGGTGGTAGCCCGCCTGTACGCTTATTGCCGAGGCAGCGCACGCATGCTGGTAGAGGGCTTGATTGCCTCTGTACAGCAATTCCGCAATGACCGCGAACTGAACGTGACGCTGGTTGATGCCGTCGCCAAACAGGCGCTGTGCCTGAAATCCATAGCGTGAGGCTACTATGAGTAAATTTATTATCGAACTGGAAGACAACGGCGAAGGGGTGAAGATTAATGCCCACGCCATACATACCACAGAGCAAATAAAGAACGGCCAAACCGTTACGCTCGCCACACAGCTGGGTGATTGTTTGGTAACGCACCTTGCGCAACGCATGACAGCAGTGGGCTTGGGTGCAATCGCTCAATCCCAGACACAGCACTAGGGGGATAAAATGTTAACAGCAAAACAACAATTGAAGATGGTCGACTTAGGCGAGCGGCTATTGATACATGGCAGGCTGATCGAACAGCAGGTGCGCGAGCTGGACGAAAAAGGCCGGGCGCTTCTGGTTACCCGCGTTATTGCCGCCGTCGCCGTAGCAGCCCAGCTCATCACGCTATACCAGTGGCTGGTTGCCCCGGCGTTAGAGTGCTACAGATGAAAACGCGCTGCCCTTGCTGCGGCACTACTGCATCGCTGGATGCGCTGGTCGCCCATGAAAGCGCCCGCGAGGCGCTACAAACCCTATTTAAATTGTCTATGCCGCTGGGCTCGGCGTTGGTGCGTTACCTGGCGCTGTTCCGACCCAAGGCGCAGGACTTGAGCATGAAGCGGGTCAGCACGCTGCTGGCTGAGATTGCGCCGGATATTCAGGCGAAGCGTATCAGTCGAGATGGACAAATGTTTGAAGCACCGTTGGAAGCATGGTTATGGGCTATCGACCAAGCCACAATCGCTCGTGATGAGGGGCGATTGAAAACGCCGCTGAAAGGGCATGGGTGGCTGTATAAGGTGATCAGCAATTGGCGGCCTACGCCCGGCCAGATCGTTACCGACCCGACGACGGCAATGGTTAATACAGGCAAGCAGTCAAAGACACTGGCCGGAATTGCTGCGCTGGAGGCGTTAAAAAATGGCGGCTGATTGGTTGAAGGTAGAAATTATCACCGGCTTGCAAAAGCTGCTGGCGCTACGCCTGCAAGGCACACCGCCGGAAGATGCCATCGTCGGTACGGCGGAAGTCTGGTTGGAGGGTATCAGCAGTAGTCGTATCCAATGGGATGAGCAGCTGGACCGTGCCAGAGTGCAACGGTCATTTACAACGTTGTTTCGCAGTTGCGAGTACTGGCCGTCGCCCAAGCTGTTTATAGATCATCTGGGCAGTCGCGCGCCGCCTAAGGCATTGCCTGGGCCTCCCTTAACGCCCGAAGAGCGCGAGCAATATAAGGCCAAATTGCGTGAAATCGTAGCGCGGCTGACTAAAAGCCAAGAAATGAGGGCAACAAAAGGCGAACGAGAACAAAGCCGGGCTGCACTGAAAGAAATCATAGAGCCGGAACCCGAAAATCAACAAATCAATACTGGGTAAAATAATGACTGATATTATCAAGCACTACAGACAACTCGTAGGCATCGCCAAAGGCTGGGCAGAGAAAAACCTGTCCGGCTGGAACGACGACATCCATCGCGCGCTGCTGGTACGGCATGGCGCTATCGCCATTGATAGCCGCATCTCGGCCAGCAGTCTTAATTTGGCTCAGCTGGGCGCAGTACTGGACGATTACGCGCAGCGCGGCTGGCCACGTCAGAAAGTCTTTCGCGGCAGCAAGCAGACGGCAGCTCCGAAAAGGGTGTCGGCTCAAATTGGGCTGATGGTCAAACTATGGGGGCGGCTAGGTGATGCGGGTAAGATAAACAATGCCACTCGCCCTGCATTATTGACCTTTTGCGCCCGCCAAGCCGCACATAACGTTACTGACTTGGACAGCCTGACAGACCAGGAGTGTCAGGCGATTATCGAAGCCCTTAAAGCTATGTTGAGCCGTTAAAATGGAATTCCCCGACGTCGATCCCGCCCTGTTAAAAACGTTGCCTCCGATAGCGCGGCTGGTAATCAAAGCTCTGGGCTTTACCAGAGCTCAGGAATGGTTGCGCGATTACGGCGGGGTCAACGTTCACATCCCGCTTAAAAAATCGAGAGCGCTGGGCCTGCAGGAGGATGAGCTGGAGCGCTTGCGCTATGTGCTGCAGCCGCATCTGTCCACCAATAAGAAGATTGCGTCCAGCAACAACCGGATCACGCTACCCAAGGTCGACAAAATGTTGATCATGCATCGCAATGCAGCAATTATCAGCAACGCCAGCAAGGAAAGTATTGCCCTCCAGGCGCGGATATACAATCTGTCCAGTCGCCAGATCACCAATATCCGAGGCAAGGATAACGGCGGGCAGTTGGATTTATTCGGTGAGTAGATACGCAATATTTTGCGTATCTACTCTCATTTTACAAAAACGCCTCATCCAAACCCCGCTAATGGCTCAGCATGCCATTTGAAAGGCCGCTGTCGCATTCAAAGATTTTTACTCATGCCATTTAACGACAGTCGTCGCTAAAGCAGCTCAAATCGCTTCTATTTCGCTCGCCCCTTCCTTCAGCAGGAAACATTTCCAGTGCTGCCAGTTTCCTTCGTTTCCCCGACAATGACCTCAACACGTTTTTAGAGGTCGATATGCCAAACAAACTCATCACTAAGCTTGCCGTGCTGTCCTTCGAGATTGCCGTCGGTGCCGATGGCGTTTCTACTGAAGCGCACTTATTGCCGCCCGGCCCGTTTCGGGCTACCGATGGTCGTCCGCACGAATGCGATGCCTGGATGTTGGATGCGACTATCGCCGTACAGGTAATTGCCAGGATGGCTGAACTCAAAAACGACACCCTGATTGATTACGAGCACCAAAGTCTGCGTTCCGAGTGGAATGGCCAGCCTGTGATTGCGGCGGGCTGGTTCCATGATATGGAGTGGCGCGAAAGCAAAGGCCTGTATGCGGTTGGTATTGACTGGACTGCCGCCGCCAAGACTCACATCCTGGCGAAAGAATATCGCTACATCAGCGCAATATTTTTTTATTACGAACGCACCGGCGAAGTCATAGAGATTGTCTCGGTGGCGCTGACCAATACTCCCGCTTTAGATGGCTTGGACTCACTGGATATGGCGGCGTTATCCAAGCGCTTTGATTTACTTAAACCCACGAAGGAGAACGATATGGCAACTGAAAAAGAACAGCTGGCCGCGCTGGCTGTTGAACGCGACGGCCTGAGCAACAAGGTGGCGTCGCTAACCGTCGAGCGTGACGGGCTAAGCACTCAGGTGGCAGCGTTAACCACGGAGCGCGATACCCTGAAAACCAGAGTTGACGCATTCGACCAGGAAAAGGCAGAGGCAGCGCTGGCTAAGGAGACGGAAGATCATAAGGCGTTACTAAAGGCCGCGCTGACAGACGGTCGACTGACGCCCGCACAAAAGCCTTGGGCTGAAAAACAAAGCTTGACGGCCTTGACCGAATACCTTGACGCGACATCGCCGTTAGCGCTGCTCAACAAGCAAGTGGATGGCAAGCAGTCCGTAGCGGCATTGACAGCAGAGCAGGCGGCGATGGCGAAAAAGATGAGGGTATCGGAAGAGGATTACTTGGCCGCACAAAATTCTAAATAACAAACCTGCGCACTGGTGCGCATATCAGGAGTAGCCCATGACAACTAAAGTACTGACGGTCGGCGAAATAGCCGCCTTTAACACCACCCTAAAAGCACGATTCAACAAGGGCTTGGCGGTGACAACCGAAGAATGGAAGCAGCTTGGCAAGTTAATCGCCAGCGGTAGCGCCTCTAATACTTATGCGTGGCTGTCACAATTCCCGGCTTTTCGGGAGTGGGTAGGTGCGCGTCTCCACAAGGCCGCGAAGAGACAGGCCTATACCGTTGAAAATCGCAAGTTCGAGAACACGCTGGATATCCCACGCGAAGCCTTCGAAGACGATAACTACGGTATGTACGGCGACGTCATTGAAAGCTACGGCCAGTCTGTGATCGACCTGAAAAACGACTTGATGTTTAGTGCAGTGCCTGCCGGGTTTGCGTCGATCTGCTATGACGGTCAGTTTTTCTTCGATACCGATCATCCTGTATATCCAAATGAAGACGGTTCCGGCGTTGTCGCTACTGTCAGCAATATGCAGGCGGGTATTCTTGAGCCTTGGGTGTTGCTCTGTACCGGTCGCGCACCGCAGCCGTTTTATTTGCAAGAGCGTGTGGCTGCTGAATTACAGATCAAAAACAGCGCCGCCAACAGCGACGGCGTATATGAAAATGACATATTCAGCTATGGCGGTCGCTGGCGTGGTGACGCGGTTTATGGATTCTGGCAGCTTGCATTCGGCAGTAAAGCCGTGCTGGATGCTGCCAACTTTACGGCCGCCTTTACCTCGATGATGAAGTTCAAGGGCGACGGCAACCGCAAGCTCGGCATTGTGCCGGACACGTTGGTGGTGGGTCCCGACAACATGGCGGCGGCCGAAGTGCTGCTCAAGGCCCAGCAAAACGCCGCCGGTGCCAGCAATACCAACTACAACAAGGTTAAGCTGGTTGTTAGTCCCTGGATGGCGCTGTAGTCACTAATTCCCGCCAACAATGACGGGTGTATTAACTAAAACGAGAGAATTAAATCATGGCGACAGTGAACCTTTGGGGGCGCATTCAGCCCAAGCAGGCCTCGCAGAAATTTTACCGCTGCGGCATAGGGTTTAGCCGCGAATGGCCGGAAGAGCCTATCGAGGTGGACAAAGCCACCGCCGAGCGTTTGGAACAGGAGCAGATGCTGGAGGTCACTTATACCGACCCTCATGCGAGTCTCAACAAAACGGAGCCGGAAGGGTTTGAACGTACCGCACCGGCTGACAAAGCATCGGATACGTCTGTAACGGACGCATCCGATGCACTTGATAACCACGATGCGCTCAATACAAATGCAGATTTACCACAGGGAGCCGTAATTAATGACGGTGGCAATGTCACAGGGGTTGATGGTGACAAATCTGCGGCAGAGAACGCCAACACTGCACCGCTCGATGGGGTCGCGCGCCATGATGCCATTAAGGCGGCCATCGGCCAGCTTGATCCCGCCAATACCGACGTATGGACAGTGTCTGGCAGTCCCAAGGCCGACGCTTTGAGCGAGATCACCGGCTGGTCGGTCTCTGCCGCTGACCGTGATGCGGTGTGGGTATTGGTTCTAGCCGAGCAAGGTAATCCGTAGTGTCCTTCGCAACCCGAGCCGATCTGCTGGCCCGTAGCAACGCCAGGCGTTTGGCGCAACTGGCGGTGCCTGCCGATAAGGCAATGCCACCGGATAATGCGTTACGCACGGCAATTGCCGGAGGCGATATTAGTGTTTACACCGCTGACGAACGGGCCGCCCTGGCGCTGGCTCTTGATGCGATCGACACAGCGTTGGCCGATGCCGATGAGCTACTGTTGAGCCATGGCATTCCGGCGACAGTACAAACCACGCTGTTGGCCAGGTTGGCATCGACTGTGGCGCTCTATTATCTGCAAGGTGCGGAGCGTATGACCGATGACGTCAGCAAGGCTTATGAAGGCGTGATTGATACGCTCAAATCGCATAGCCGCGGCGTTATCAGCCTGATACCGGCCGCACCGACCGATCCGGTATTGTCTGATGATGCGGTGATGCTGGAAAGCTCGCCACGTCGTTATGGCGGACCGCCCCGTTTTTGGGGTGACTGGTAATGCGTGTAGTGAGCTTGTCGAAATGATCTCGCTGACGCCGTTGATTCTGCATCTGACCCCCAAGCCTACCGGGTTTGCGCATTTGTGGTTCCGGCAGGTGGCCGGTGCGGCAGAGTTTGCGCAGATACGGCCGGAAGCGCTGCCGTTACCCGCCTGCTGGGTGGTGCGTGCTGTTGACAAGGTTAGTCACGCCGGTGAGCGGGCGGAAGACCTGACGCTGGGATTTGATGTGGTGATGGCGATTGAAAACGTCAGAATCCATAAGCCTGGCGAAACCGACGACATACTGCTGGCGTACCGGCAGGCAGTTAAAACGTTGCTGCTAGGCTGGGAGCTTGAGCCGGAAGTAAAGCCGATCAAGTTCGGCGGCGGCCAAGTGCTGGAGTATTCGGACGGCGATATCTACTGGCGCGACCGTTACGAGTTTGATGCACTGATTACCAATTATTTACCCGACCCGCCTGCCTTTGACCGGCTGGTCCATACTGGAGACAGATTATGATTTCGTTTCAAGAAATACCGCAGGCCTTGCGCTATCCCGGAGCCTACATCGAGATAGACGGCTCTCAAGCCGGACTGGGCGGCGACATGCCGATTGTATTGCTGGTCGGGCAAAAGTTGGCCACGGGTACAGCCCCGGCTGGCGAGATTGTGCGCCTGTCCGGCGTTGAGGACGCCAAAACCAAGGCCGGTGCCGGATCGATGCTGGCGCAAATGGCGGCGCGCTATCGGGCGGTTGACCCGGTGCTGGATTTGTTTATGTTGCCCTATGCCGATTTGCCTGCAGGCGTGCAAGCGACCGGAACTATTGCCGTAACGGCCGCTGCGACCGGCAGCGGCACGTTGGCGCTGTATGTGGCTGGAAAATTAATTAGTGTGCCGGTGGTAACCGGCCAAACCACCGCGCAAATCGCCACGGCTATTGCTGCCGCCTTTACCGATACCGATATTCCGGTTACTGCGGCGGCAGTCGCTAGTAACGTGACACTGACCGCGCGACATAAAGGCACCTGTGGCAACAACATAGACATTCGGCTTAGCTTGTATGGCGAGACTATGCCGGCAGGCCTGGGCTTGACGATTAGCGCTATGTCAGGCGGTAGCGGCGACCCTGCGCCGGGCAATCTGGAAACTATTATGGGTTCCAGTCGCTGGTATCGCTATGTTGCGTTGGGTATCACTGATGCCGCTACGCTGGCCGCATGGCACGCGGAAAGCCAGCGCCGTTACTCGCCGCCCGTGCAGGCCGGGTTCCGCGCCTTCACCGCATTCCGTGGCGATTACGCTCTGACGGCGGCCTTTGGCGAGACCAAGAACTACGAGCACATCTCTAATTTGAGTCTGGAAATCAATCCGACACCCACTTGGGAGGCTGCGGCCATACTAACGGCGGCTGCGGCACCCAAGCTTTACAACAATCCGGTAGAGTCGTTAGAAGGTATTCAGTTGACCGGCATGATTGGCATGAGCAACCACGATTGGACGCAAGCCAACAGCCTGCTATTTAAAGGCATGAGCATCATGCAGGTCACCAAGGATGGAACTTGCACCATCAAGCGCTTGATCTCGATGTATCTGTTCCGGCCAGATGGCAGCACTGATGATGCTTATTTGGACATCAATACCGCCGAAGTGATGGAGCGCATTCGTTACGAGCAACGCATTGGCGCGGTCAAAAAATTTACCGGGACGGCGGCAGCCAAGACTAATGAGGGATTCCGCCCCGGCCTACGTATAACGACTGAGGACTCGGTACGGGCGTATTTGTTGAGTTTGTACAAGCACACACTAATGCAGGAGTTCGGCTGGGTGCAGGAATACGACTACTACAAAGCTAATCTGGTGGTAGAACAAGATCCGCTCAACCCCAGCCGCTTCAATTATCTGGACACGCCGGTGCTGCTGTCGCCGTTCTATATCCTGGCCGGTCGCAGTCAATTTCGTAAGGAGGTTTAACCATGGCAAAATTAGTTAACATTAGAACAGTGTCGGTACCGTCTATCGGCAAGCTTCCTCTGGCCGACAAGCCCGGTACATTCACACCGGGCGGCAAAAAACGCGATCATAAAGCAGGACGGCTGGCGGAAGACGGCGGTTTTACAGAAGCCAGCTTTCCCGCCAAGTTGGAGATCAATATCAATTTGCAAAGCGGAATTGACCTGACTGCCCTGAATGAAATCAGCGATGAGGACATCACCATCCGTCTGGCTGACGGCCATGTGCATATGATGAGTCAGGCGTTTATCGCGGAGCCGGTTGGCGTAGGTGATGGTGAAAGCAAGCTGACTATTATGGCTAACTCTTCTGAACAGATTAGCTAATCTTTTAATCTTAATTATAAGCAGGACAAACTATGCCTGATCTTCTTCTCAAACACTCTCTAACCTTCGGCAAAAAAACCGTTGATAAACTGAAGTTCCGCGGCTACACCACGGCGGGCGACTATCTGTCGTTTGATAAAACCGGTGGCGTGGCGCAACGCATAGCGCTGATTGCCAGCCTGACCGGTACCGATGAGTCACTGATTGAACAATTGCATGGTCCCGATTACCTCGCCGCCGAACGCATGGCTGATGCTCTATTAGCTGCAGACAGTTCTGTGGAAGACGACGAAAATGCCGACAGCGAGGATGCCGCCGAAAAAAAGTCATCAGAATAAGAGTGGCAGTCTGTCTGGTGACGCATGTGATGCACCAGTCGCTGCCGGTGGTAAAGGCGCTGCCGCTGGTAGAGCTTTTTTTATGGGCAAAAATGTCCGCTTTGATGAGTGGTCGAGAGTTTAATTAAGCCGACCACTCACTAGCTGGAAACATTTCCAGTCTGCCCGCCAATCACGCCCTCCTTTAAACTCCTGTTACATCCTGTAACCGGAGTTTTTTATGTCCTCTGCCGTCGCCGACGTTGAAGTCAGATTAAAGTTTGTTGATAAAGACACGAGCAGCGGCATCAGTCGCTATCTACAACGACTTGAAAGAGCTGCACGGCAAACCGAATCCACCGTCAATCAAGCCAACAACCGGCAGCGGGATAGCCACGAACGCTTGTCGCGCGCCCGTGAGCCGTTGGCGCAACGCGCAGAACATGCGGCACAGCATGCTACTCAACAAACCGATTCTGTAGTTAATCAATCCAACAGCCAGCAGCGCGGCAGTCACGAGCGCTTGTCGCGTGCCCGTGAATTATTAGCTCAACGCGCAGAACGTGCGGTGCAACGTGCTGCTCAGCAAACCGAATCCGCTGTTAATCAATCCAACAGCCAACAGCGGAGCAGTTACGACAGACTGTCTCATGCTCGCGAGCAGCTGGGTGTGCGCTCTGAGCGTGCCGTGAGGCGAGAAATTCAGCAAACCGAGGCCGCCTACAGACGCCTTGAATCCTCCGGCACAATGAGCCAGGCCGCACTGGCCAAAGCCGCCGAAAAAACCCAAGCAAAAATAACCCGTCTCACTAATGAGATGGGCAAGCTGACCGATGCGCAGAAAAAAGCCAGCCAAGCTGCGGAGCAATACGAAAAAATCCAGAGTCGGATTAATGGCGGTGTAGCGGCGGGTGCGGGGTTAGCGGCTGCCGCCTATACGCTGAAAAGCCCGGCTGAAAAAGCCATCGCATTTGATGACAAGATGTTAGGCATGGCAAATACCGCGTTTCCTGAGCGCGATGCGGTCGGGCGGGTTGCCGGTAGCAAAGATTTGGAAGCGGTGATTAACAAGTCGGTTGACCTTAAGCAAGGAGGGGGCGGTACTCGCGAACAGGCTGCTGATGCATTGGACGCCATGCTAGGCAAGGGCACGCTGGGAATTCAGCGCTCAAAGGATTTTTTACCGACGGTGATGCGTACCGCATCCGGCAGTGGTGCCAATCCGATTGATATTGCCAATCTGTCCAGCGCATTAGTGGGTCAGGGTGTTGTCAAAACCGACAGCGAGCTGAAAACAGCGCTGAACATGGTTACCGCCTCCGGCCAAGCAGGGGGTTTTGAAATTAAAGATCTGGCCAAGCATTTGCCGGGACAACTAGCTATCGGTAAATCAGCAGGTATGACTGGGTTAGACGGGCTGAAGAAAATCCTCACCATGAACCAGGCATCGGTTTTGACTAGCGGCACCACAGATGAGGCCGGTAATAACGTCAAAAATCTGCTGGCCAAGGTGTCCTCAAAAGATACCGGCAAGGATTTTGAAAAGGCGGGCCGGGGTGATCTGGCGGAGTTTTTGGTTAAGCAGCGCATGAAAGGCGTCGATGCTGTGGATGCCTGGTTAAACCTGATTGATCGTGAATCCGAAAAAAGCCCGCTGCTGAAAGAGGCAATGAAAAAGCTGAAAGCTTCGAAAAGTAAACCGGAGCAGACGGCGCTGATTGAGTCGATTTCACAACTGTCCGAGGGTGGAGTCATCGGACAGTATTTTCAGGATATGCAGGCCAGGGGCGCGTTATTCGGTATGCGCAATAAGGATGTCGTTGATCGGGTGGGTGCAGCTGTCGAGCAAAACCGCACGGAATACGGTGCTAACGATCTGAACTGGCAAACCAAGGCACAAGGCACTTCTGCAAAATTGGTCAATGCTGGCCAAACCGTCGATAAGGAGCAAAAGACGGCGATGGATAACCTCACTCCGGCGATCGGTCGCGTTGCTGACGCGTTTGTTGATCTGTCGCAAAAGCATCCGTTGTTAAGCACCGGCGTGGTTGCCACTTTAGCACCCTTGGCGGCGTTGTCTGCCGCTGCAGGTTTGTCGGCATTGACGTTGGGTGGCGGCAAGGCTGGCGGCATTGCTGGGTATGCGCAAAAAGCAGCAAACAGCCAGGCCGCTAAGATGGCCGGGAAAGGCGGCTTGATTGGCTTGGCTGCATTGGCTACTGATAATGCCTTGGAAAAAACAGCAGGCGAAGGATCGGCGATCAGCCGATACGGTTCGGGTGCAATTAACGGGGCGGCACTTGGGGCAACCGTCGGCAGTATTATTCCGGGCCTGGGGACGGGTGTCGGTGCGCTGCTCGGCGGCGCTGGCGGCGTGGCTTGGGAAGGTATTAGTGACTTGTTAAAAAAATCCGAGCAAAAACCTGTTGAAGCCAGCGCTAACCTGACAGTGGGCTTAGCACCCGGTTTAGTGCTGCAGCAACAAACCACCCAATCGAATGGCTTAAATATGCAGATTACTTCAGGCAATACCGGTAATGTCTGGAATGGAGCTCCTTAGTGGCCGATCAGCAAACCTATCGTGACCGCTGGGCTAAAGCGGATTTTGACGGCTTTGAGTTTTTAACTGACAGCCATGATGCTAAAGGTGGTCGTCGTTTAGTTGTGCACGAGTTTCCGGGTGCCGAAGAACCGGAGGTCGAAGACATGGGTGGCAAGTCTCGCGAATTTCAGATTAACGCTTATTTCATCGGGGCCAGCTACGATCTGGAGTGCAACGGGCTGATGGCCAAGCTCAACCGGCCGGGTGCGCGTTGGTTGACTCATCCCTGGTTGGGATTGCTCTGGGTGCGAGCGCATCAATGGTCAAGACAAGAAAGCAGCGACAAAAACGGCTACTGCTCACTAACAATCGCCTTTGTTCCGGGTGGTGAGCAGCCATACAGCGCTGAACCGGATAAGGTCGATATCGCGATTGATCGTACTCATAAGTTGGCCGATGCCGCGCAGGACGATTTTGACATGGAGCCGATGAGTGCCGACGGCTTAACTGCATTTGTAGCCGCTGTACAGGGAGGGTTGGAGGTTGTGCGACAGGTTATATCGCTGGCTACGCTGCCGCTGACATGGGCGCAGCAGATCATGGGCCTGGTTGCCAGTATAAAGGGTGAATTGGCAACATTGGCCGGATTGCCTGGCGAATATGCTAATGCTCTGAGAGGCTTGACTGATGCCTTGGGTCTTGGTTCCGATGCGGCGAATTTTTCCGATGTTGCTCAAGACTCGGTTACGCGCTTTGCAACCATCGGCACCGGTGCGGTCGCTCAGCAAGCGGCATTTTCGGATACGGCTCGGGTTCGACTGGTGTCATGCCTTGCAGCACAGGCGCAGCAAACAAGTATTGCTAAATTGAGCGGCGTTGCCGCTGGTGACGGTGTGGTTCGACGCAATTTACTGAGGGAAAGGGATTTGCGCTGTCGGCTGTTCCTGGTAGCCGCCGCGCAAGTGGCATTAGCTGATTATCGATCGGAGGCAGATCGCGAGGCTGCGTTGGCAAGTGTGATATCTGCATTTGATGTGCTGTTACCTGGTTTGCCTGATCCGGTTTTTCAGGCCGCAGTGTCGGCCCGTACTGCGTTGATTGAGGCGCTAATGGCTCAAGATTTGAAGCCGCAATCGGTGCGTGACGTGGTGTCGTTTCTGCCCGCTACGGTGCTGGCCCATCGGTTGGGTGTAGATGAGGCAACATTTATGGCGCAGAACAATGTGCGTCATCCGCTGTTTGTTCGAGGACGCGTTTATGGTTGAGATTCGTTTTGATGGTGTGCGCTATGGACATTGGCAAAAAGTCTCGGTCAGCGAGTCTGTCGATGATCTGTGTGCATCGGTGCGTTTATCGGTTACCCGGCCTGGAACCGGCGACTCGTTAGGGTTGTCCGCAAATACGGTTGCTGAAGTATTGATCGACGGCATTCTGGTATCCACTATTCGTCCTGATGTGATCCGCCGTTCTGTGGATGCGGAGAGCCATAGTATCAGCATTGATGCTCGGTCTTTGGCCCGAGAGCTGGTCGATTGCCAGTACTCCAAGGCGTTATCCGGTTTAAAGCTGGGCGAGATTGTAAAGCAGCTTTGTAGCGTATTTAAAGTGCCTGTAACGATTGCTGCCGAAACGGCTGTTGTGCCTGATTTTGCGATGCAGTGCGAGTCTCCGGCCAATGCACTGATCAATGCGGTGCGCGCATCTAATCTGATGTTACACCCGTTACCTAACGGCGGACTGATCCTGACTAGCCCTACCGCTGCCGCGCCGGTCGCCACTTTAATATATGGTTCGCATATCAAGCGCTATGACGTGGTCGACGAATTTAAGTTGCGGTTTTCTGATTACTGGGTAAAGGGCTATGACTACGAAAACGATGCGGCGCTAAAAGGTGCGGCAAAAGACGATGGTATCGGTTATTTTCGTCCGATGCACATCGTCGGTGATCGTCACGGGCAAGGGTTGGGTGGCTGTGACCGTCGCGCCCTAATGGAGCGCAATCGACGCTTGGCCAGGGCGCACCGTCTCGATTTGGAGGTGGTGGGCTGGACGCATGCAGGCGGCCTGTGGGCTATCAATACACAAGTGCGGGTGATTATCCCTGCTGAGGGCATTGATGGGGTTTACTTGATCGGCGAGCGGGCTTTTACGCTGGATGATAAAGGCGGCAGTATTACTCAACTGCAGGTGATGCATCGCGAAGCATTCCTGGGTGAAGAAAAAAAAGGCGGAAAGCATGGCTCGACTGCGAAAAGAAGTAAGAGATGAGTGATGTTTGGAATCGCTTGCGGCTAATGGTTGCCCAGGGGGTTGGTACGCTGATCGGGGCTGATTTCGTTCAGGTGCGGGTGTTGGATGGAGAGACGCTAAAAAACATTAGGCGGGTGGAACAGTACGGGCTTAGTTATCGGCCAAAACCGGGCTGCCAGGTTTATTTACACTTTCCGGCCGGAGATCGGTCTTATGGTGTGGCGCTGGTGATCGGCGATAAGCGCTATCAGATGGAGCTGGAGGAAGGCGAGGTGGCTTTGCATGACGATGAAAATAATTATGTGCATATCAAGCGTGGCGGCATTATCGAAGTAAAGGCCGCAACTAAGGTGATTGCCGATACGCCGCTGTTTGAGACGACCCATGACATGAAGATTGGCGGCAATGTCGAGATACTCGGCGGGTTGAAAGTTAGGGGCAAGGATGTCAGCGATACTCATACGCATACCAGCACTGCACCCGGTACGCCGACCAGTGAGGTTAATTGATGCTAAAGCTGGTACAGATTGATAACGGTGTGTTTGACTTGGTGTTCGATGACCCGGCTCTCAATGATGCTGATGCGGCGGTAGCGACATTGGTGTATGCAGCGCTATTTACTGATGCTGAAGCGCCGGTTGATCGCGAGCCTGATCGCTTTGCGCGGCGCGGCTGGTGGGCTGATCCGCAGGCCGGTAGCGGTTTGTGGTATGTACGTCGGCAACCCTTAGGTAGTTCCGCCAGGCGTGAAGCATTGGCAATGGTGCAGTCGGCGTTAATGAGTCACTCCCCAGCGTTGGCGGAGGTGAGTGTCACAGAGCGGGTTGTGCCTACTGGAAATGTTTCCAGCGTTTTTTTAGAAATCACCGGTCTGCATAATGGCCGTAAGTTTATTTTGAGTACACCGTTGTGACTACGTATCTCCGTCCTTCCTATGCTGAGTTGAAATCCCGTATCGAAACCGATCTGGCCGGTATTCCTGCTGTTTTGCGGGGGCCATTGTCGGCGGCGTGGTCGCGGGCTTGTCATAGTCAGCATGGTTTTTTGGAGTGGATTGATGCACAGTGCTCGCCGTTGACCTGTGAACTGGAGCGGTTATATGACTGGGCGGCGCTGTATGGCGTTGATCGGTTATTGGCGACAGCCGCTATCGGCAATGCCCTGGCTACCGGCACGGCAGGAACTCCGCTGCTGGCAGGGACTTTATTACGCGGTCCGAATGGGTTGGATTACGCGGTATTGGCTGCCGTGGTACTTGGTTTAGGCGCAACCCCTGTGTCTATTCGTTGTACCACTACGGGCAGCGGCGGCAATTTGAGCGCTGGCCAGGCCTTGACGCTGATTGATCCTGTGCCGGGCTGTGCCAGTACGTTGACTATAGATGTCACTGGTATTACTGGCGGTGCCGAAGATGAGTTGGTGGACGCTTGGCGGATACGTGTTGCTGATGAATGGCGGACGGTGACGACTCGCGGCGCTCGATCCGGAAAGCCTGATGATTATCGTTGGTGGGCAAAAAGCGCACATCCATCTGTCAGTGGTGCGTTGGTTCAAATGCACGCTTTGGGCTTGGGCACGGTGATTGTTCGGCCGATTTGTAACAGCTTGATCAATCGTCTGCCAACGTTGGCTGTACTTGATGCGGTGTCTGCTTACTTTTTGGATATTGCTCCAGCGACCGCCGATTGGCGAGTAGTTGCGCCGATTGTGCTGCCGGTGAGCATATCCATTCATCTGCTGGCTGGCTTTGACACCGCTGCGAACCGAACAGCGATTACCGCCGTACTTAACTCGCTT